GTGCAAGACGTTCTTTGAATATAATGTTTCAAGAATGGGCAAACAGAGGACTTCACTATTGGGAAGTTGCAAATAACAATATTACTTTAGTTGCAGATCAAGCTACATACACAATGTTTAGATCAACAGGTGATGGCACATCTGATGCTACAGCTGTTTATGGAGTAGACGATGTATTAGAAGCTTCTTTTAGAAATTCAAACGTTGATACACCTTTAACAAAAATAAATAGATCTAGTTATCAAGCTTTATCTAATAAAACATCTACAGGACAACCTACTCAATACTTCGTACAGAGATTTATTGATAAAGTTACAATTACTTTGTATTTAACTCCTGGTTCTGATCAAGCAGGTAAATTTATAAATTATTATTACGTAAAAAGAATTCAAGATGTAGGTGATTATACAAATGCAACAGACGTACCATATAGATTTGTACCATGTATGGTTTCTGGATTAGCATATTATTTAGCTCAAAAATTTAATCCACAGCTCGTTCAACAAATGAAACTTCTATATGAAGATGAATTAAATAGAGCATTACAAGAAGATGGTTCTTCTTCAAGCTCTTACATAACACCTAAAACTTATTATCCAAATGTCTAATTTAGCAAAAGGTAAATACGCAAAAGCAATATCTGATAGATCAGGAATGGAGTTTCCATATCAAGAAATGGTAAGAGAATGGAATGGTTCCCTGGTGCATGTTTCAGAATTTGAAGCTAAACAACCACAATTAGAACCAACTAGATTTACAGGTGATCCTGAAGGATTAGAGAACGCAAGACCTGCTAGAACAGAACCAGCTACACAGAATTTATTACCAAGCAATCCATTTAGTTTAACAAGTGGATCTGCAAATGTTACAGTGACAGAGCCAAATCATGGTCGATCAAATAGTGATACTGTTAGATTTAGAAATGTAGATGGTAGCCCTGGAGGACTAGCATTTACAGTATTTGAAAATAGTTCAGGATTTAGTATAAGTAGTGTAACAACTAATACTTATGTGTTTGATTGTGGATCAAACGC